GACGGTGTTAGCTCACTAGTTACAGGTGATCTTTGGATCGATACTAGTGATTTAGAAAATTTCCCAACAATTTACAAGTATAATGCCTCAATTCAATCAGGCAGTAAGTGGGTACTGGTAGATACTAGTGATCAAACTACTGAAGATGGTATCTTATTTGCAGATGCTCGTTGGAGTGTATCGGGCGCAGATAGCGATGCAGCATCTTCAATTGTAGATTTATTAGCTAGCGAATATTTAGATCCAGATGCTCCTGATCCAGCATTATATCCAAGAGGTATGTTGTTATGGAATACACGTAGAAGTGGATTCAATGTAAAACGATTTGTAAGAAATTACATTGATACTACAGATACAAATGTACGTTATCCTGAATCTATGTCAGGATATTATCCACATCGTTGGGTAACTGAAAGTCCTAATCAAGTAGACGGAACAGCAAGTTTAGGTCGTAAAGCACAAAGAGCAGTTATTGTAAAAGCATTACAAGCTACTGTTAACAGTAATCAACAAATTAGAGACGAAGAAACTAGAGTCTTTAACTTAATCGCTTGCCCAGGATATCCTGAGTTAATTGGCGAAATGATTACATTGAATTATGACAGAGGTTTAACAGCATTTGTTGTAGGCGATACACCTGCTAGATTAACTTCAGATGCTACTAGTTTATTAAACTGGGCAAGCAACGAAAATGGTGCAACTGAAGATAACGATGTAGGCGCAGTTAGTTACGATGAATACATGGCTATGTTTTATCCTTGGGGATTCTCAAGCGACAACTTCGGAAACAACATTGTTGTACCTCCAAGCCATATGATGTTGAGAACTATCGCATTAAATGATCAAGTTGCATATCCATGGTTTGCACCAGCTGGTGTACGTCGTGGCGGTATTACAAATGCAACATCTGTTGGTTATGTAAACAGCGAAGGAGAATTTTCATCTGTTGCACTAAACACAGGTCAAAGAGATACATTATATTCACAAAAGATTAATCCTTTAACTTTCTTAACAGGAACAGGATTAGTAAACTACGGACAAAAAACTAGATCAAGAAGTACTAGTGCATTAGATAGAATTAATGTAGCTCGTTTAGTAGTTTATCTACGTAGACAATTAAGTGCGTTAGCTAAACCTTATATCTTTGAGCCAAACGATAAGATAACAAGGGATGAAATTAAAGCAGCAGTTGAAAGTTTAATGTTAGAATTAGTAGGACAACGAGCAATTTACGATTACATTGTTGTTTGCGATGAAAGTAATAATACTCCAAGCAGAATTGATCGTAACGAGTTGTATATTGACATTGCTATCGAACCAGTTAAAGCAATCGAGTTTATCTACATTCCATTGCGTTTAAAGAACACTGGCGAAATCGCATCGTTAGGTTAAAATAAAAGGATTAAAAAATGGCAATTTCATCATTATCAAAATTTACGGTTCCTTTAGCGAGCGATGCTTCGGCATCGTCTCAGGGAATGCTAATGCCAAAATTAAAATATCGCTTTAGAGTGATGTTTGAAAATTTTGGTGTTTCTACTCCTACTACTGAATTAACCAAGCAAGTACAAACTGCTGCTCGTCCTCAAGTTCAATTCGCTAACCAAGTAATTGAAATTTACAATAGTAAAATTAATTATGCAGGTAAGCATACATGGCAACCTATTGCAATTACACTGCGAGACGATGTAAGTAGTAATGTTCAAAAATTAGTTGGCGAACAGTTACAAAAGCAATTCGATTTCCTTGAACAAAGTTCAGCAGCTAGTGCTATTGATTACAAATTTAATCTACGCATTGAAATGTTAGACGGTGGCAATGGAGCAGACACTGTTACAGTATTAGAAACTTGGGAATGTTATGGATGTTATCTATTATCTGTAAACTATCAAACTTTAGGATACAGCGAGCAAGGTCCTGCTATGATTGATTTATCAATTCAACCAGATAACTGTGTACAAACTCCACAAGGTACAGGTGTAGGAACTAACGTAGCACGAGCACTTGGTGTTCTTGCTACAGGCAGCGGTCGACGCTAATAAAAAGCAGCCTTCGAGGCTGCTTTTTTACGAGTTTTTATTAACTACGTAGTTAATTAGGTTCGATAAATAATTATATGTCCAGCAAATCTTTACGTCAATTCGTCAGCGGATTTTTTAATCCGAAAGGAAATCTTGGTGATTTTAGACACGCTTCTAGAACATTTGTCGATGACAGTTTTAGATTAGCACCTAAAGCTAAATTCTTATTCCATGTGTTTTTTAAAATAAACACTAATGCCCTTAAAAGTTTAAATTTTAAATATCAACATCAAAATGAAATAGGAATTCTAGTTAAAAGTGCAGATCTGCCTAAATTTACAGTAGCATCTGAAACAGCTAATCAGTATAATAGAAAAAAAGTTGTTCAAACAAAAGTTGATTATCAACCTATAAGTATAAAATTTCACGATGATAATTTAGGAGTTACTCGCCAACTTTGGGAAAATTATTTTAGTTATTATTATGCTGATCCAATAGCCTCAAAGATACAAGGAAATTATCTTAGAACAGCAACATTAGGACATAGTTACATTAGATCTCCATACGGATTAGATAATAATAGTTCTATCCCATTCTTTGATTCTATAGTAATTTATCAAATGGCAAGAAAATATTGGAATAGCTATACCTTAGTAAATCCTTTAATTACTTCTTGGAACCATGATACGGTAGATTACAGCAATAGTAATCCTGGCGAACAATCGATGTCAATAGCATATGAATCTGTTTATTACGATAACGGGTTAGTATCTCAAGGAAATCCATTAGGATTTGGAGTGGATCACTATGACACAGTTCCTAGTCCAATTTCACTCGCTGGCGGAGGTACACGATCTCTATTTGGAGCAGGAGGGGTATTAGCCGGTGCTAGCTCGGTTTTTGGTTCAGTGGCGTCAGGACAAGCTTTTTCAAGTCCAGAAAATTTTGTAGCCACAGCAATTACAGCAGTAAACACATACAATAATTCTAAACAATTAAGTAGAACTGGTATTACCGAAGAGCTAACTAATGTAACAAATAAAAGTTTATCAACTCTATCTTCTCCAGGTGCCGGCGCTGTGAGAAATACTACTTTTCCAGTAGGCGATACTGCGGTTCCTACAGTTGCACAACCTCGAAATTTAAATCCTTAATATGAACACTACTCTCAATTTACCACAACAAAGTTCCACGGATAGTTCCGATGATGTGAAACTCTTCTTTAACAAATATTTTACGCATCAGATCAGCTTTCCTAGTAATCAAATAGATGCAGTTCTAGGATTTTTTTTAAAAAATGGATTCGAAGAACAAGCAGCAAAAAGCACAGCTATAGTATTATTAAACCAGGCTAGGATTGATAATGTAAATCCTATGCAATTAATAGACACATTAAAAAGTCTAAATGGAGCTCAGCTCAGTCAAGTAGTTACTGAAATTATAAATTTGTATAGAGAAAAAACAAGTTTTCTTGGTTATAAAACACTAAACGTAGAAGCAACATACGAAAGCAGAAATATTGCACAATGAGTCGATGGGCACGAGGAAAATTTCAACTTAAAAATCCTGACAAATATGTAGGAAATCATACGCCTACATATAGAAGTAGTTGGGAGTGGAATTTTATGTCTTTTTGTGATCGAGACCCTCGTATATTAAAATGGGCTAGCGAAGCAATAAAGATTCCTTACAAAGATCCATTTACTGGTCGTCAAACTATATATGTTCCAGACTTTTTTATTCAGTATGCCGATAAGAATGGAACGATGCAAGTAGAACTGATAGAAATTAAACCACAAAGCCAAACATTACTTGAAAAAGCAGGAAAAAATCGAAATAACCAAATACAGTGGGCAAAAAATCAAGTAAAATGGAGGGCTGCATATGCTTGGTGTTCAAGACAAGGTATTAAGTTTAGAGTGCTCAATGAACAAGATTTATTTTATAATGGTAGTTTAAGATAAGTAATTATATGAAAAAACTAGAAGAAGTATTAAATTTACCAGAAAGCAAAAAGATCATTAAAAAAGAGGAAAAGTCCAAAGCGATTGAAACTAATCAGCCTCTTTTAAGAGACATTTCTGAATTTGATAAAATTGCAGCAGCCCTTCCGCAAGTAAAAGGGTTAGGCGATGTCAGCGATGAAGAATTTGACTCTTTAGCACAACGAGCTACAGACGCATTTGATGATTTAATGGATTTAGGCATGAACGTTGAAGCTAGATATAGCGGTAGAGTTTTTGAAGTTGCAAGCACAATGCTGAAAAATGCCATTGATGCAAAGGCAGCTAAGATAGATAAAAAACTTAAAATGGTCGAACTTCAGCTGAAAAAACAAAAACTTGACAGTGATAAAAGCGAAGAAAGCCAAGATATTACGAATTCTAGCGTAATAATTTCTGATAGAAATAGCTTATTGGAAAAACTGAAGAGTATGAAATAAATATATTATTAGGATTGATATATGAAATCATTTAAAGAATATCTTGTTGAAAGTGTAGAGGAAAAAAAGTACTCTTTTAAGATAAAAATCGCAGGCGATTTGCCTGAGCACATCGAAGATACTATGAAAGCTGCTCTAGACAAATATAAAGTATCTAGCTTCAGCAAAGGAAAAACTACACCTATTCAAGCAAAACTACTTGATTTTCCTACAATGGAAAATACTCACATGACTATTTTTGATGTAGAGCTAGATTATCCTACTACAAGTCAAGTGCTAACAACGTATATGTCAGAACAAACAGGTGTAGATCCTTGTTGTATACGTGTTAGAAGTTTAAAAGAAGAGGATGAAGTAGAATTAAACAATGAACATACTTCAGATGATTCTAAAAAAGAAGCGTTACTAAAAAAAGATTACGAAAAAGAAAACAATCAAGATTTAGTAGGTGAGAAAAAAATCAGCAATCTACTTAAAGAATTAGCTAAAGCTAGCAAAGATACGCAGCCAACTCAATACAAAGGTATTAATGATAAAATTCTTGCTAAAACGGCTCCTAAAGAAAAATCTACTTCTGTAGATAAATCTTCAGCTTCTTATAGTATTTTAGGTAAAAAAGGAAAATAAAAATGAATTTTCAAGAATTAATGGCTCGCATAGCCGAATTGGATAAACCTGTAGTAGAAGCAGACAAAGGAGACATGGATCACGACGGTGTCGATGAGCCTGATTCAAAAGAATATTTAGATAATAAAGATGCTGCAATTAAAAAAGCTACAGGTAAAAAAGAAGAAAGCATTGATCTGTTAGCAGATGAATTAGAACAAGATATGGACGAATGCGGAATGGGTCCTATGTCTATGTCTATGCCTAGCATGAATAAACAACAAGACAATGTTAGTATGAATGTTAGCATGAATGGATCAGGCAGCGGCGGCATTAGAGACTTAATGAATATCCTTCGTAATTTAGAAAAAGGCGATGATCACGGTATCGATCACGATCACGACCACGATCACGGTGACGATGATAGCCCATTAAAATTAACGTCACCAATAGGCATGATGTCTATGAAAAAAGAGCCAGTACTGGGCGACGAGTACGCTAATAGTCCAGATGTGGAAATGGGCCAAGACAATTTTCCAATAGATCATGGTAACGATTTACATCATGTTAAAGGAGCCTATCCTAAAGTAGCAGGCGGCGATAACCCTATGGCATTAGAAAATTATAAAGTAAAACTACAGACCATGTATGAAGGTTTAAAAAACCGTAGTTAATATTAAAGTAAGCTACCCAAATAGCCCCCATAGAGGGGCTATTTTTTTGTAAATAATATCATGGCAAGCAAAAGTTTAGATGGTGTCTTAACTAAAAAGGCACATACAAAAGAAACGTTTACAGAACTGCAAATCGAAGATTTGCTAAAATGTGCTGACGATGATGCCGGATATCATTATTTTTGTCAAAACTTTTTTTATATTCAGCATCCTGTAAAAGGTAAAATGCTGTTTGAGCCATACGAATATCAGAATAGATTATTAGACGCATACCACGGGCACAGGTTTAATATTAATATGTTGCCTCGTCAGATGGGAAAGACGACCTGTGCAGCAGGATACTTATTGTGGTATGCAATGTTTCACCCGGACCAGACCATTCTAATCTCTGCACACAAATATACAGGCTCGCAGGAAATTATGCAACGTGTGCGTTATGCATATGAGCTGTGTCCGGACCACGTTCGCTGCGGCGTTATCAACTACAATAAAGGTAGTATTGAATTTGATAATGGCAGTCGTATTATATCAACTACTACTACTGGCAATACTGGTCGTGGTATGAGTATTTCATTACTATACTGTGACGAGTTTGCATTTGTTCCGCCCAATATAGCTGACGAATTTTGGACTTCCATTTCTCCTACATTAGCAACAGGTGGTAAAGCAATTATTACATCAACTCCAAACAGTGACGAAGATACATTTGCTACAATATGGAAAGAAGCAAATAAAAAATTTGATGAATATGGAAATGAACAAGATGTAGGTGTAAACGGATTTTTTCCGTTTACTTGTCGATGGGACGAGCACCCTGATAGAAATGACGCATGGGCTTCACAAGAAAGAGGACGCATCGGAGAAGAACGATTCAGACGCGAATATAACTGTGAATTTTTAGTATATGATGAAACATTAATTAATAGTATATGTCTTGCAGGCTTAGAGGGTAAACAACCTATATTGAATATGGGGCAAACTAGATGGTACAAAAATCCTAGTAAAGAACATATCTATGCGATTGCTCTTGATCCAAGTTTAGGAACAGGCGGTAATAGTGCAGGAATTCAAGTATTCGAATTGCCTAGTTTTATTCAAGTAGCAGAGTGGCAACATAATTTAACTCCTATACAAGGACAAATAAGAGTTCTAAAAGAGATTTTAAAATATATTCAAGAATGCGTAGGGGAAGAAAATAGTAGAAATATTTACTGGAGCTTAGAAAATAATAATATAGGTGAAGCTGGATTAATTTGTATTAGGGACGTTGGCGAAGAAAATTTTCCAGGATTATTTGTGTCAGAACCTATAAGAAAAGGGCATGTGCGTAAGTTCCGTAAAGGATTTAACACTACACATAAAACTAAAATTTCAGCCAGTGCTAGATTAAAATATCTAATAGAATCAGGCAAAATGAAGATAAACTCTAAGCCTCTTATATCAGAACTCAAAGCGTTCGTTGCTACCGGAATAACTTTTAAGGCGAAATCAGGCGAACAAGATGACCTTGTAAGTGCCCTATTATTAATAGTAAGAATGAGCCAAATTTTAGCTGACTGGGATAGTAGGGTATTTGACACATACAGCTCTAATGAATCATTGGACGATGAAGATTACGAGTTACCTATGCCTATATTTGTTTCAAGTATGCTTGGATAAATATCAATATGGATAAAAACTTAAATTTAGCTGCCCAAGAGCTGTTTTCAAAGCTGAGATCACAGTTCTCTAAGATCAGCTTGAAAAATGAAGCTGGCGAACCCACAGATGAAGAAGAATTAGCACGACAATTTGACTTCGATTTTGAAAAAAATAATGTGTCGTTAGGCAGTATAAGAATAGATTTAACAGATGATGATGGGCTTACTGTTATGTTTAGCAATGATGTTGTTAAAAAACAACCCTCTAATGTAAAAAAAGTATGGTTCAATTTCATAGAAGAACTAAGGAAGTTTGCTAAACAAAAAGTACTTAACTTCGAAATAAGGGACTTAAATCTAACAAACATTCAAAAACGTGGAGATTCGCAAATGATGGAAAGCAAGTTGCAAGGTACTTTAAAAACCAGTTATCAAGATTTGGGTGAAGCTAAATTAATAATCAAACATAACCAACCTATTAATCCAGATATTCCAGCTGGAAGAACAATGCATATTGAAAGCATTTATATTGAAAATGCAGCTGGCGAAAGATTTAAATATCCAATGCGTCATATCAATGGTGCTAGAGCAATGGCTGAGCATATTAAACATGGCGGAATCCCGTACGACGATATTGGACAATATATCATTAGTCTAAGTGAAGAGCTTTCTAATCTTAGAAAATTTAAAAACTATGTGAATCGATCATCTACTATATCAGAAGCAATGAGTGATATATCTGGTAAAGTAGTAGAAAGAATAGAAGAAGTTAAGAAAGAAATTACACAACTTCAAAAAAGTTCTTATTATGAAAGTTTTACTGAATCATTTACTAAACACGAATCACAAGAAATACCCGACGAAATCATCAACGATTGGGTAGACAGATTAACAATTAAAACCTTCAATGAAGAACTCAAAGGTGTATTTCCTTACATTTACAAATTAGTCGGACAAGAAGTTTCTCCAGTAAAAGAAATGAATTTTGAAGATTTTGATACATTTGAAAATGATGAGATTGAAGTAGCAGATAAGACAGAATTATTATCTTTCGAAGAGTTACAATTCGAAAAACATTTAAATCGAATCATCGGAGAAGGCCCTGATATCTTTAGCAATAATCAAGAAGAACAATCAGTCGCTATTGAAAAATTGAACGGCTTACTAGCACAAGAATTTCCAGTTGGTACAGATGGAACTAACGCTATTGAAAGTTTATCAGATGTCATTGATGATAAAGAATTAACAGACGTATTCAAAGAGTTAGCAGATATTAATCCAAATTCTGATGTTAGAAGTATTATCAAAGATTATATATCTATCAAAGACGAAGAAAACGGAACAGATGTATTAAGTAAACTTAATTTTGAAGCCGAGCCAGCAGCAGAGCCGGCAGCTGAACCTCAAGCCGCTCCGGCAGCAGAACCAGCAGCAGCGCCTGCGCCAGTACCAGCAGCAGAGCCGGCAGCAGCACCTGCACCAGCAGCACCGGGAATCGCTATGGCGGAAAATATTAGAAATGTCATCGAACGTGCTAAACAAGCAGGAATGACTGCTGAAGATACTTTCACATTGTTCGGACAAGAAATAACTCTAGCAGATGCTATTCAGAAAATTGGATTAAATGTTAATGAATTTTTTGATCAAGGATACGAAAGCACAGGAGACGAAGTTGTTGAATTTGTTCGTAGTATGTTCGATGAAGAAACAGGTCGTTTTCCAAAAGGTGAAACTGGAGTGCTACTAAGTGTTGAAAAGAAATTTGGAGAAGAAGCTATTGAGAAAGCTAATCATCTCGTGAACGAATTAACTTCGAGTGCTCAATTAAAGAGAATTCAAGAATTATCTGGAATGT